ATGGTTTCAGACAAAGGGTTTTTAGAAGAAGAACTGAAGCGATTTCGCGGGTCGAGTAGGCGCGCGGAAATGCTGACGGGGAAGCGATACCACGAGGGGCGGCACGATATTCTGAGCCGCAACCGCACCTGCATTGGCAGGGACGGCAAGGTGGAAGTGCTCCGCAATCTTCCGAACAACCGTTTGGTGGACAATCAGTATGCACGCGCGGTCGAGCAGAAGGCGGATTTTCTGATGGCGAAACCCGTGTCGTTTGAGTGTGAAGATGAAGTGTATGCAAGTGCACTCCGTCAGTTCTTTAACCGCGGATTTTTGCGGCTGCTCAAATCGGTGGCGAAAGACGCGATCGACTGCGGGATCTCGTGGATGCACCCCTACTACACCGAGGACGGGAAGTTTACCGTGCGCTCTTTCCACGGCTACGAGATCATGCCGTTTTGGAAAGACTCGGCACACACCGAACTGGAGTGCGCGCTCCGTCTCTACGAGCGTGAGTGCGTTGAAGACGGAAAGTGTGTACGGCGCGAATTTGCAGAACTCTACGACCGCTACGGCATCACGTTTTTCGATGTCGAAGAGCAAGGGCTTTCGCCCGTGCGTTTTGCGCCGTATCTCGTGCGCGACGGGCAGAGCCTTTCGTGGGAGCGTGTTCCGCTCATTCCGTTTCGCTACAACGAGCAGGAGATTCCGCTCATTCGCCGTGTGAAGCCGCTTCAGGATGCACTCAATGAAGTGTGGTCGGACTGGGCGAACGGGATTCAGTCCAACCCCTACAACGAGATTTTGGTCATCAAGAACTACGACGGCGCGGATCTCAAAGAGTTTCTCCACAATCTTGCCGCATATGGGGCGGTCAAGGTGCGAACCGTGGACGGGACCGACGGGGGACTGGAACGGATGGAAGTGGAAGTGGACGCGGAAGGGTATCAATGCGTGATCCGTGAACTCAAACGCGCCATTCTGGAAAACGCGATGGGCTTTGATGCACGCGACGTGCGCGTGGGAAGTAACCCCAATCAGATGAGCCTGCGCTCCATGTACACGGATTTGGAACTCGATGCCAACAGTATGGAAAGCGAGTTTCATGACGCATTACTCAGCTTGCTCGCGTTTTATGCTGCGCATCTCGCACTCACGGGCGTGGGCGATTTTGGAAGTGAAGCAGTCAGACTCACATTCAACCGCGATATGCTCATCAACGAAAGGGAAATCATGTCGAGCCTGATACAGGCGGGACTCAAACTTTCCAACCGTACGCTGGTGGGGCAGGTCCCGTTTGTGGACGATGTGGCGGAAGAGATCGCCCGCATTGAGAAAGAGGTGGAAACCGTATGACGAAAGAAAGACTGTTGGAACTCGGTGTGAGTGAAGAGATTGCGGATAGCATTCTCTCCGAGATGGTGCCGAGATCAGAACTTGACGGGATGCGTGCGGAACTCGCACTCACCCGTGCGGGGGTCAAGAGTGTCAAACTCGCGCTTCCGCTCATCGACCCGAGTGCGGATTTGGACGAACAAATCGCACGACTTCGTGAAGACGAAGACGCCAAATTGCTCTTTGAGAGCGGCGGCATCCGTGGGGTATCCCCGGGGGAAGCCGCAGATGCCGCGTGCGGCATTGACCAAGCGACTTTTGAACAGAACAAACACGATGCTCAGTGGATCAACCGTAACTGGGCACAAATTTCAGACGCGCTCGCGAGTGGGCGCATTCAAGAATAAAAGGAGGAAATTAAATCATGGCACTTACTAATTTTATCCCGCAGGTGTGGAGCGCACGCTTGCTTGAAAACCTGACCAAACATCACGTCTACGCAGGGGTTGCATCCCGCGCGTACGAGGGCGAGATCCGCGCTTTTGGTGACCAGGTGAAGATCAACTCGATCGGTCCGATCACCGTCGGCACTTACACCAAGAACACCGACATCACCGCACCCGAAACCCTGACCGATGCACAGCGCATCTTAAACATCGACCAGGCGAAGTACTTTAACTTCCAGATCGATGACATTGACCGCGCACAGACCTCCCCGAAGGTGATGGACGGCGCAATGCGTGCGGCGGCTTATGCACTCTCCGACACCGCGGACACCTACCTTGCAGGGCTCCACACTCAGGCAGATGAAGCAAATCTCATCGGTTCTGACGATGCTCCGATTGCGTTTACCGCAGCGGGTGATGCTTACGCATATTTGGTCAAGCTCGCAGTCAAGCTCGACGAAGCAAACGTTCCGCAGAACGGCCGCTGGGTGATCGTTCCGGCATGGTTCCACGCTCTGCTTCTGCTCGATCCGCGCTTTGTGCAGGCAGGTAGCGTGGGTTCCGACAAGATCTTGCGCGTGGGTGAAGTGGGCGAAGCGGCAGGCTTTGCGATTCTCACTTCCAACAACGTCGCCAAGGTGGATGACGGCTTCAAGGTCATGGCAGGCGCGGAAAACACCATCGCATACGCAGAACAGATCACCGAACTGTGCGCATACCGCCCGGAAAAGCGTTTCGCAGATGCGCTTAAGGGTCTGCACCTGTACGGCGCAAAGGTCATTGAGCCCAAGTCCCTTGCGGTTCTGACCGTTGCACGCCCGGTTGACCTTGCATGATCGAGCAGGTATTGTTGCGCCTTGAGTGCTTTGGCTTCCCTGTGAGGGATGCCGAGCGCGAAGCACTCGAACAGGCGGTAGAAGCCGCCCGTGAAGAGATTTGCAATACTTGCAATTTGGCGGAAGTCCCCGAAGGGCTGAAGTTCTACTGGATCGAGCGGTCGTGCGTCAAATACTTGCGTGGGTTGGGACTACACGATGTTAAAATGGGGGAAGTTACCATGAAATTCGACGATGTGTATCCCACAACCGCACGCTTTCGAAAGATGGTGTGGTAAATGAGATGTTTATTTCCCCACACTTGCCGTGTGTTTACCTTCCGCTCGGTCTTTGACCAAGCGAGCGGAAAAACCGAGTCGGTCAAAACCGAACTTCATTCCGCATTTCCGTGCAGGGTATCGTATCAAAGATACCCTGCGGGGACGGAAACCTACGGCGGCGTGGCATTCAAACAGGGCATCCGTCTGTTTACACCGAGAAATGCGTGTCTCCCGGATGGGGCGTGGGTGGAATACGGTGGCAGGATGTACCGCCACAAGGGTTGTGATGCGGTATATCCCACCCACCGCGAATGTGATTTACTGCTGGAGGAGATGGCATGAAGAACGCGCTGATCAAACGACTGAGTGGTATTGTGGAAATCCCGATCTATGACGGGGTGGTGCAGTCGGGGCTGGAAATCCCGTCATGCGTGGTACTTCCCACGGAATATCGGGTGAAAAAGGCAGAACCCGACGGGGTAGAAGCGGTGGCGAGCGTGCAAATTGCATACCGTGGCGCGGAGGATCTCATCCCGCTCATTTTGTATGCGCTGACCAGTCTCCCGAGCGGGGAGCGCGCGTATCGGGGTGAGAACATCACCGCAACGCAGGAGAAAGACGTAACGCTCATAAGTGCAGACTACCGCGTGCGAGTCAGCGTTTCCGAGTGTACGGATGCACCGATGATGGAACAGATGGATTTACATCAGGAGGAAGAAAGATGACAAAGAAAAAACCGGTGTTCACACCGGAAGAAATTATGCGCGATGAGAAGTTCGCTTCGCGCAAAGATGCGCTCGGCGTCATTCTGACGGACGGGCAGTATACGCTGGAAGAGGCGCAAGACGCGCTTACGGCGTTTTTGGAAAGGGGTGCTGAGTAATGGCATTGGCAGGTGGCGGTTTCCTTGCGGAAACCAAGGTACTTCCCGGCGCGTATATCAATTTTGTTGCCGCGTCTCACGCGGACAGCGCGTTTTCCGAGCGCGGTGTGGCGGCGACCATTCTCCCGTTTTCGTGGAATTTGGGGAATGTGGTGCGCGTGAACCTTGAGACTTTTACACAGGATGCGCTGAAACTGTTCGGACTCCCCCAAAACGCACCCGAACTCCGCCCGATACGCGAGATGCTGTGTTCGGCACGGGAAGTGTTGGTCTATGTTGCGGGGGACGGTACCCGTGCGGTCGCAGACGGAGTCTGCACCGCAAAACACACGGGCGTTGTGGGAAACGAACTCTCGGTCGTGGTGCAAAAAAACACCGCGTGGAGTGAGTCGAACCCCGTGTGGGATGTGTTGACCTATTTGCGAGACAAACTCGTGGACCGTCAGGACTGCGTGGGTAGCACATTCCCTTTGCAGAACAATGACTTTGTGGAATTTACCGACGGTCTCACTTTGCGTGAGGGGACGTTTCTTCTCTCGGGTGCGATGGAGTTTCCCGTAACGATCGCGTATGCGCAGTTCGGTTTGGATGTACTCGAAAGCGAGCAGTTCCAAACCCTTGCGTGCGGGTTTTCTGACCCTGCAATCAAGGAACTGTTCTGCCGCTACACCGCGCGGATGCGTGATGAGTGCGGCGTGAAGTTTCAATGCGTGGTGCATGACCACGTAGCAAACCACGAGGGGGTCATCAATGTCAAGACCGATCGCGACCTGGTCTACTGGGTGGCGGGCGCGGTGGCAGGCTGTCCGGTGAACGAGAGTTTGACCAACGCGGAGTACACGGGCGAGTGTGAACCGGATCCGAGAATGACCCAAACCCAACTCGCAGAAGCGATTTCCCGTGGGGAATTTGTGTTCCACCGCGTGGGGAACACGGTGCGTGTTTTGGTGGACTGCAATACTGCGAGCGGGAGCCTTGGCAGTAATCAGACGGTGCGTGTACTCGATCAGATCGCAAACGATATTGCGGCGACCTTCCGCACACAGTTCCTTGGCAAGGTGCAGAACAACTCGGCGGGCAGAATGAGTTTCTGGAACGCGGTGGTGCGTCAGCACAAGACCCTGGAGACACTCGGCGCGATCGAAGACTTCTCCGCAGATGATATCACGGTGGAAGTGGGGAGAGATAAGAGTTCGGTGGTGGTAAGAGACCGCATCACCCCGATCGGCTGTATGGCGAAACTGTATATGACGGTTACCGTTTTGTAAAGGAGAGATGAAATGAAAGTTACCATGAATCCGTCCGATGTGGTAAACGCATCCATGGCGGAATGCTATATCACGGTGGGAAATCGCCGCTATCTCATGATGATGGCGCGCGATTTCACCGCACATCTCAAGAAGAACACGGTCGCAGTCCCGGTTTTGGGGCGCAGAATGATGGGGCATAAGTCCACCGGCGCGGAGGGGAAATTCTCCATGACCATCTACAAAGTAACCGAACTGTTCGACGAAATGTGCCGCGCTTACAAAGACCGTGGCGAAGAGACTTTGTTTGACATTCAGGTTACCGTGCATGACCCGTCGAGTGCGGTCGGGACTTCTTCCAAAGTCTTCCGCGACTGTATGCTGAGTGGCGAAGTACTGCTCGCAGGTCTCTCGGCGGAAGATAAGTGGCTGGAGCAGAAAGTGGAAGGCTACTTCGATGATTTTGAAACTTATGAGAGTTTCAAAGACCCGAAAGGGATGTAATCTATGAATCTCAAGGACTTTTTCAAAGAAAATGTAGCGGAGTGTTCCGAGCGCGAAGTGGAGATTTCAACCCGATTTCCGCCCTTTCGCATCCGCGCCATCGGGGCGGACGAAGATGAAACGCTCCGCACGGTGTGCACGGTGCGTGTGTCCGACGGGTGCGGCGGGAGTTTTCCCGAGTGCGACCCGAACCGCTATCTTTCTGCGGTCGCGGCGGCGAGCGTGGTACACCCCGACCTGGATGATGCTGAACTTCAGAACAGTTACGGGGTGCTTGGGCGCGAGAGATTACTGCTCAAAATGCTCACCAAAGCGGAGTTT